GCGGCGGCGGTCGGCGTCCCGAACGTAAAGACGCGGCTTTGCACGCGGAGCGCGTTGTTGATGAAGTACAGGTACATCTCGTCCCACATCTGGGAGTCGGTTTCGAGATCCGTACGCCCGATGACGCTCTTGCAGTATTGCTGGAGGAACGGGCGCTGGACGGCCGCCGCGGTTTCCGCGCTGATCGTCCCCGCGAGGGCAGTCCGAACCGCCTGCATCGCGGTGTTTTCGTCGTCCGCGAAATCACCGCGCAAGTCCCCGATCATGGTCGCGTACATCCCGAGGAAGTTTGCGGAGTTAGTGCGCCCGAACTTGGAAATCTCGTCGAGGATCTTGATCGCGTCAGCCCAAGAGGTTTGGATTTGGGCGCGGGTCGGGTCTATGGCCACGCTTCACTCCTGCGTGCAGCGGGCCGGAATCAGGCCCCCTGCGGGTACATTTCTGAAACGGAACGGGGACGGCCTTCCTCGGAGAAGAAGGCTTTCGTCACGGAACCAACCGTACGGGCGTTGTACTTGTTCGGGTTCTTCTCGTATCCCACTTCATCGCCCGGCGCGTACGGCATCTTCGGATTTCCCTGCGCGTCGAGGAGCGGGACGATGTAAACGAACTCCGCAACGTACTTGTCCGTTCGGGGATTGAAGTCCGCAGAATCTTCGACCGCATGAGAGACGCGGTACTGGTCCCACTGATCCTTCGTCATGTTCGCCGGCTGGCGGTTGTGGTCGAAGTCCTTGATTTCGACACGCTGATTGAGCTTGTCGGAACCGGAGGCCGCGAACTGGTAGCGGATGAAGTGCTTCCAGCACGAACGCACGATGGCGCGCACCTCGTCGGCACGGAGGAGCTTGACTTCGCCTGGAAACGGGCTGCGGGTCAGGTTTCCCCCGACCGCCTCGATGCCCTCGGATACGGTGTTGAAGACCATGCCGCGAACGCCGATGGAATTGAACTGGCGGGCCTTTGAAACGAAGATCGAAAGGCCCTCCTCCATCCCCGCCGCGTTGTTCCACAGTTCCCACGGATCGACGGTCGATGACGTGTGATACTGGCCATTCGCCTGCTTGTCGCGGGTCGGGATCGGAAACTCCACAGGCTTCGTGGCCGGGAGCATCCCTATGTGGTAGTACGCCTCCGCGGGAAGCGTATCAAGAGCCGACTTCGCCTTTTCTGCCGTTGCGTTCGCCACTGTCTGCCTCCAGTGTCAAAAAAACCTACGAAACCCGGATCGTCCCGATCGCCAGCGCGCCGCCGTATCCCTCGCGGCAGTCGCCCTGGACGTAAAGCTGTCCCGTGTCGCGGGAGTGGTCGCTCGTCACGAAGTTGCCCTGCCACTCCGTGTAACCCTTGCGGACCTGGCGCCAGATCGGGCGCAGATACGTCGGGAGGCCGCGGAGGAAGCAGTAATACTTCGAGTCCGTGATGCGCTGGCTCGGAACGTACGTGATCGAGAGTCCCGCTTCACGCATGACGTTCGTCGGGGTCTGTCCCGTGCCGTTCGCTCCGCTCGTCACTTCCCACGGAACGCGCGTCTGGAACTCGGCCTGGTTCATGACGAGCGTGGTCGCCGTGCCGTGGAAAATCGACATGGTCCGTGTCGCCGTCGCATCGAAGAACGGACGGCCCTGCGTGTTCTGGAACTCCTGGAAGCGCCGGACCACGCTGAAGGTGTCCGTGATGACCCCCTGCACCGTCGAGGTCGAGGTCACGGAAACCACGTTGCCGGAAGACGAGCCGTAGCGCGTTCCCGTCGAGTAGATCCCGTTTCCGTCCGCGACGTTGTAGCTCGACGCCGGGAGCGGGGCGGTCGTGCCGTTGAACGACGTGCCCGTGATGATCTGGTAGAAGATTTCCTCGGGCAGGATCGCGTACGTCTCGGCGATCATGCGGGCGAACTGCATCGCCGTGCCGGTCTGGTCGTCGTCGCTGTTGCGGGGGAGGTAGTTCCGGCGCCCGAAGTCGCGGTTGATGATCGTGAACCGCTGGCTCTTGATGTTGCCCGAGGGGATCGGCGTCTCGGCGGGCCACCACGTGAAGTACGTGGGAGCCTCGAGGAAGCCGAAGACCTCCTGGAGCTTGTCGGAAGTCGCCTCCAGCCAGACGCACTCGCCGATCTTCGAGCGAACGCCGCTGTAGATCGGGCGGTACACCTGAGAGGCTTCGTTCCGTAGCCCGGGTTCGAGTAGTCCGCCAAGTTCCATCGTGGGCATAGTCTTCTTCTCCTAATCCAAAGCGCGTTGCGCTACAGGATGCTCCTGCCGTTCAAGAGGCCGAAAATGAACACGTCCGCCGTGGTCGAAGAGTGCCAGTACAGGACCTTGCCGATGGCGGGCGAGTAGCTCGTGGCCGTCGTCTGCATGTCGGTGTAGTTGTCCGTCGAGCAGTAGACGAGCGACCGCCACACATCGGACTGGGCCGAGACGCCCGTCACGGTCGCGGCGCAGATGATCTGCGGACCGCACTCGACGGTGATCTCGGGGACCGGCGTACCGGCCGAATCGCCCAGCACGCTGTTGACATAGGTCGTGGTCCCGCTCTGCGCGGCGGTGATGAGGCCGCCCGTCCACGACTGGGCCTCGGCGATGCCGGCCCACTGGAGGTTGACCTGATTCTGCCACTGGCAGAGGTAACCGCGCTTCGAGGTCAGCGCGTTCGTACCCGGCAGACCGCAGAAAGCGCCCGCGTAAATGCGGACGGCGTTCGCGATGCGGAACGAGTACGGCAAAGACCAGACCTTCTTGATGTTGGTGTAGGTCGTGGCCGCAGATAGTGCGCTCATTCGTTACCTCCGCTCTCCCTGACCCGCCGCCTTCGCGAGGGTCAGTTCGTTGGTGATGTAGCTTTCTTCCGTGCAGGTGAAGTTGTCGCCGAGCTTCGACTTGATCTGCCTCCACTGGGCGGCGAACTTCGAGACGTCCATGGGATTCGCCCCCTGCGCCGAGAACTTCGAGAGGATCGGGTCGGTGGATTCGACCACGGGGAGGCCAGCCGCGGCGAACTCCGCCACGTCGCGGGGCGGCTTGTCGCGGAGCGACGGCTTCAACTTCTCCACGATCTCCGTGAACCACTTCTCGCCGTCCGCCTTGTCCGCAGCCTGGGCCGCAAACTCCGACACGATCCCGCGATCCGAGAGGATCTTGCGGGAAAGGATGGAGTCGGCCTTGGCCATGAAAGCGGCAATCTTCTCGCCGCGCTCGCGTTCAGCCAGCTTCTTCTTGATCTCGGCGTTGTCGTTCGCCATGGCCGCGAACTTCGCGGCGGTTTCTGCGTCCATGCTCATTTTCGAGCCTCCCTTATCGGTTTCGCCGGGTTCGACCGGTTTCGAGTCCGGTTTCTTGTTCAGGTTGTCCATTCCGGTCAGCCCGAAATGCTGGGCCATCTTCGAGATGTTCGTCTCGATTGCCGCCATCCGCGTATGCGCTTCGGGGTACTCGGAGGCGAACTTGTCCTCGCCTTCGCCGCCCTTCGGCTTCTTCTCTTCGCCCTTCTTCTCTGGTTTGCCGTCGTCCACTTTCTCTTCGTCGCCCTTCTCGATCTTGGTCGTGGTCTTCGTCTCTTCCGTCTTTTCGGCGTAAGCCGCGAAGCGAGTGGCGATGGCTTTCAGGGTCGAATCGGAGAACATCTTGGCGAGGTCGTCAGTGAGGAGCTTGGTGGCGACTTTATCCTCGTAGACGGCGGCGAACTTTGCGGTCCCATCTTCTGTGATCTTCCCGACGTTGTTCAGGGGGAACTCGAAGTGGGACGGCTTCGTATCGAGGAAACAGACGAGGTCAACCTTGTGATCCGCCCAGCTTTGGGGGTAGATCTCGGGAGAGTGCATGGGGAGCTTGCCGGCCGCGAAGTCCGCGAACTTGTCGTTCGTGATCTTGAAGTCGGCAAAGAGCGTCCACTTCTCGCCCTTCGGGAAGTTGAACTTTTCAACCTTTGTGGGGAGGAAGTACCCGGCGAAATCGGGATGGGTCAGGCCAAGGTCGTCGTTGTGTCCGACCGAAAGCGCGCCCGTCCGGTTTCCCTGCGAATACCTGGACTGCATCGACGAAAGGAACTTCTCAAGCTCCTCTTTCGTGACGTCGTAAGGGGCGTTGTTCGTCCCCTTCGGCACTTCGGCCAGAATCGGGATGTTCTTGACGACGTGATAACCGTCGCCCGTGTTGAACGCCTCGTACTTTCCGCCGTTGATCTTGATGTGATTGACGGGAGTCTCGAGAGTGGCAGACGCGGAGAACTTGCTCACCTTGCGCTTCGCCCCTCTCGTTTGCATTAAGAGGGATTGTTACATTTGCGCGATGGAATGGAAGATGTGAACGGAGGGCTACTTAATTACTACTTTACTACCCCGCGGGATTTTCGCATTGCCAGCGCTTCCCGCTCAAGCTTTTCAGAAATGGCTTCGCGCAAGAAAACCATGTGACTTGGATACTTCATGTCGCGTCCGCTTTCGCGGTCCTTGCGTTGCGACTCCATCACGAAATCTCGAAGCGAAAAGTATTGCTCGTTCGACAGGTCAACGCTGATCCGGATCGTTTCGCTGTTCGCTGCCATTTAGAAAGCCCCCACTTTGAAGCCCTTGTCGGGATGCGCCTGCGGCCAAGTCGGGGGAAGATAGCGCACGACTTTTCCATCACGAATCAGGTTGCGC